CCTGCCGAAGTGATCCGCACGCAGCTCGAGGAGCTGCTCCGGCAGGGCTCGAACATCACTGAGGCCCTCCAGATCGTCGGCAGGTCAAGGTCCTGGTACGAAGGTCAGCGGCGAGGCGACCGAGACTGGGCGAACAAGATCGACGCGATACGCAACGTCGTGTCTAACCCAGATCTGCGGCAGATGCAGGTGGGGGAGTTCGCGGAGTTCTGCCAGGAATACCTGGGCCGCAAAATCTGGCCCCACCAGCAGAACATGATCGACATCCTGGAGGGGCGCGAGCCCGCCTGGCTGCACCCCTCGATGATCTACGAGCCCGGATCTCGTGGATCCAAGCGCGTTCTCATCAACATCCCCCCGAACCACGCGAAGTCGATGACGATCACCATCGAGTACGTCACCTATCGCCTGGCCAAGAACCCCAACCTCAAGGTCATGATCGTCTCCAAGACCCAAGATCAGGCCAAGAAGTTCCTCTACGCGATCAAGCAGCGCATGACCCACCCCAGGTACGCGAAGTTCCAGCTCGCCTTCGGGCCCCCGGAGGGGTGGCGCGCGGCGTCTGACCAGTGGTCAGCCACCAAGGTGTATCTGGGCGGGGAAGCTCAGGACGGATCCAAGGACCCCAGCGTCGAAGCCGTCGGAATGGGTGGCCAGATCTATGGAAACCGCGCCGACCTCATCATCCTCGATGACACGGTGACCCTGGCGAACGCTGGTCAGTGGGAATCGCAGATGGACTGGATCCGCCAGGAAGTCGCTTCCCGTCTGTCGGACGGTCAGCTCCTGGTGGTGGGTACCCGCGTGGCCCCGATGGATCTGTACCGGGAGCTGCGCAACCCCGATCACTACGCCGATGGGGTAGTGCCCTGGTCCTACCTGGCGATGCCCGCGGTGCTCAACTACGCAGACACTGAGGAAGACTGGGAGACGCTGTGGCCCGTCACCGACGAGCCCATGTCCGAAGCGGACGAACCTGTCAGTGAAGGGGTCTACCCCCGCTGGACGGGTAGGCGGCTGGCTCAGGTGCGCAACGAGGTGGGCGCGACCAAGTGGAGCTTGATCTACCAGCAGCAAGATGTCGAGGAGAACGCCACCTTCGATGCGGTGGCGGTGCGCGGGTGCGTCAACGGACGCAGGTCTCCGGCCCCGCTGAACCCGAACCTGGCAGCTCACCCCGATAACGTCGACGGCTTCTACACGATCTGCGCCATGGACCCGGCTATCGCGGGTGACTGTGCGGCGGTTGCGTTGAGTGTCGACCGGCAGACAGGCAAGCGGTGGGTGCTGGACATGCGCGTCATCTCCAGTCCCACCCCGATGCAGATTCGCGAGCTCATCTCGGAGATGACCGAGGTGTACCAGCCCAGTGAATGGGTGATCGAGGAGAACGCCTTTCAGGGGTACCTGTCGCAGGACGAGATCCTGCGCCAGTACCTGGCCAACAAGGGCATCGTGCTCAGGCCGCACCACACGGGCTCCAACAAGATGGATCCTGACTTTGGTGTCGCCTCGATGTCCGGATTGTTCGGCACTGTCGCACAAGATCCCAAGACGGGCCTGCGTCAACACCAGAAGGACAACCTGATCGAGCTGCCGACCGCGACCGCACCGGGGGTGCGGCTGCTCGTGGAGCAGTTGGTGTCGTGGTCTCCGGCTGTGAAGACCAAGCATCGCAAGCAGGACACCGTCATGGCGCTGTGGTTCGCGGAACTCTCGGCGCGGCGCGTTCTCTCCAGTGCTCGCAAGCACCAAACCTGGCACATGCCCAACAAGATGCTGTCCGATCGGGACAAGTCCCGGCAGATGGTGGTCAATCTCGACGAATGGGCTGAAAGCCAGTCCGTCTACCTTTAGGAGTGACATTGGCTGAGTACGCCAAGGACATCTCCGCTCGCTTTGACGTGCTCAAGCGTAAGAACGCTGACCGTGACAAGCGCATGCGGGACATTCTGGCGGTGCGCTCTGGGCACTCCGAGCTCGTCTTCGACGGATTGTTCCCGTCTGAGTGGCCTAAGCCCATCGTGGCGAACTTCATCGACGTTGTCGCCTCCGATACCGCCGAGATGGTGGGCGTTATGCCGACCCTGACGGCTGCGGGTGACTCGATCCTCGATGAATCCAAGCGTTCGCGCGCCGATCGCCTCACCAAGATCGCGAACTACTACCCCTACGCCTCCCGCTTCGGCTCACGCCTGCTGGTCGGCGCCGATCGGTTCAACACCTACGGCTTCCTTCCGCTGCGCATCGAAGCGAACTATGACGAGATGCGACCCCACATTCACGTGGATGACCCAATGGGTGCCTACGTGGACTTCGATCGATGGGGGAGCGTGATCGCCTATGGCAAGCGCTGGACCAAGAAGGTCTCAGATCTGGCTGCCCTGTTCCCCGAGTACGCGGACAAGCTGGACCCGTACAAGACCCGACGCTCTAGCGAAGCCACCATCGAGGTTGTCAAGTGGTGGGACGCCGATCGTTGCGTGCTGTTCGTACCGGAGCGCGATGCACTGGTCCTCGCGCAATACGCGAACCCGATCAAGCGCGTACCTGTTGCTGTGGCAGTCCGCCCCAGCATTGATGACCAGATGCGAGGCGCTTTCGACGACGTTCTTTGGGTTTATGCGGCGAAGGCCAAGCTGGCCATGCTCAGCCTGGAGGCGGTCCAGAAGGCAGTTGAGGCGCCGATTGCGCTTCCCGCAGATGTTCAGGAGATGGCATTTGGGCCCGACTCGATTATCCGTAGCCAGAATCCTCAGCAGATCCGCAGGGTTCCCCTCGAGCTCCCGCAGTCGGCGCTCATTGAGGGACGAGTTCTGGATGAGGAACTTCGACTTGGTACGAGATTCCCAGAAGCCCGTGCGGGCAATATGGACGCATCCATTGTCACGGGCCGTGGCGTCCAAGCTCTCATGGGTGGCTTCGACGCTCGCATCAAGACTGCCCAAGCCGTTCTAGGCGAGGCAATCGCTGACGCGATCAGCATGTGCCTGGAGATGGATGAGGCCCTATGGCCTGACCAGCCCAAGGTCGTGCAGTCCGCACACAACGGCACACCGTACGAGCTCAAGTACACACCTCGCCGTGACATCAAGGGTAACTACAACGTCGCCTACGAGTACGGGATCATGGCGGGCCTTGATCCCAACCGCGCTCTCGTTTGGTCACTCCAGGCTCTCGGTGCGGGCCTGACATCCAAGAGTTTCGTCCGTCGCAATCTGCCCGTGAGCATGAATGTGGCGGAAGAAGAAAAGGTCATTGATGTCGAGAGGTTGCGTGATGCGCTTCTCGCTTCAGTGCAGGGCTACGCCCAGGCCATCCCTTCGATGGCGGCGAGCGGCCAGAACCCTGGCCAAGTCATTGATGTGCTTGCCGCCCTAGTGGATGCGCGTAAGAAGGGTGTGCCCATTGAGGAGGCCGTCAAGTCGGCCTTCGCTCCGCCCCCGCCAAGTCCGGCTGACAGCCCCGAGCCCATGGCGCCCGAGATGGGTGCCGCACCAGATCAGATGGCTCCGAGTGGCCCCCCGGATTTGGGGGCGGGGCCTCAAGCGCCCCCAGCCATGCAGCAATTGCTGGCTGGGTTGTCAGAGTCCGGCAGGCCGCAGATGGCAAGTCGGGTCGTTCGGCAGGTCCCTGCCGCTCAATAAGGAGAAACACATGGCACCTCTCGCTCCCCAGGGTGGAGTCAAGAAGACCCAGCCGCACGCCCCGATCCCGGCAGCAACCCCGACTGGCAAGGGCCCCGGCATGAACGATCGCATCAAGGGCACCAAGCCTCCTCAGGCTGGCGCTAACAGCAAGCTCCCAAAGTTCTCCAAGGGCTCAGGTAAGTGAGGGCCCAGCCCGCTCGAGGCAGTAACGCGAGCAGCTACCGCAAGATGTACAAGGTGACTGGTTCATCGAATCCCCTTCGCAAGCTTGCGAAAGCAGCCAAGAAGTCTGCTCCCAAGAGCGGCACTGGCCGGGGTCACGCTGGTCCCGGAGTTGCAGCAAACAAGCCAAAGAAGAAGGGTCGCTGATGCGCGCAAAAGGCGGTGGTACGGGTGGCCGTGTCGGCGGCGGGAGCAGCTTCAAGTACACGGGAGCATCTGGCAAGACAGTCAAGGCTTACAGGAAGACCTCGAAGGCCGCAGCCAAGAGGGCAACCGCCCCCAAGCCCAGCCCGAAGCCAAGACCAGCCGATGACGGCTGGAGCAGGCGCCCCCCGATGAGCACCAGTACTGCCAATAAGGCGCTCAACGATCGTGACGCTCGCAAGAAGACTACTGCGAGGAGACGGAGTAAGTAATGCCTAACGTCGGTGGCAAGAAGTACCCGTACACGGCTGCTGGAAAGGCTGCTGCTAAGAAGGCAGCGGATAAGAAGGCCGCTGCCAAGAAGATGGCTGCCAAGAAGCGTGGCAAGTAAGAAGGACTCACGCCTGACTCGTGCTGGCGTGTCCGGATACAACAAGCCTAAGCGCACACCTAATCATCCGACGAAGTCGCATGTCGTTGTCGCCAAAGAGGGCGACAAGGTCAAGACGATTCGGTTCGGGCAGCAGGGCGTGACCGGAGACAAGCAGCCCACGAAGCGGCAGGCGTCCTTCAAGGCACGCCATGCCAAGAACATCGCCAAGGGAAAGATGAGCGCGGCCTATTGGGCCGACAAGGTCAAGTGGTGAGGTAACCATGGAAGAAGACGACATCATCGAGACTGTCGAAGATGAGCCTGTAGTCGTCGAAGCAACACCATGGTTCAACTCCGACACTGTCGCCACCTCAATGCTATTCGCATCTCAGATGGCTCAGGCGGCAGCAGATCACTTCCAGAACCTGGCGATGCTGGCCTTGGGACAGTCGGCGCATGAGTGGGTCCAGGCAGATCGCGAGGAGTTTGCGGAGGAAACCTCCGCAGATATCGCCAAGCTGATTGAAGTGAAGGAGACCGATGGCTGAGCAGGGCGGCTACCGAGCTCCTTCCAATCCGGCTCCAGTCTCTGGACCGGGAGCGATGTCGGCACGCACGGACGGCGGTCCAGCAGATCGCCAGCCAATGCGTGCGCTTCCCGATGCTGCATACGGTGAGCAGGCCGAGTTCATGAACATGCAGGGGGCAGCCCCCATGTACGAGGAGTCCGGCCCTCCGGCTCCAATGCCACTTGGCATTGACGCACCCACTACGCGCCCAGACGAGCCTGTAACGGCAGGTGCAGCCATGGGCCCTGGCCCAGGCCCGGACACCCTGCCCAGCCTGGACAACTCACTCAGCGAGGACATGCGAGCAATCGCTCGCTTCCTTCCCATGTTGGAGTCGCGGGCCGACAGCCCGGACGCCCCTCAATCATTCCGCATGTTCGTCAGGTATCTGAAGGGATACAGACCGAAGTGACACCACCCACTCTTGAGAAGCTCATCGCTTCCGGGGTGAATGTGCTCGGCCTGGAGAACTCGCCGATTGTGTGGGGACTCGCTACGGCTGGGTGGGAAAGCGTCGAGCAGTTTGACGAGTTCCTGTATCTCATCGCCAAGGAGGACCAAGCGTGAGCAAGTTCTCCGACTTTCGCTCGTCCATGAGCAGTAGCTACGTCTACGCTCAGCAGCAGCAGACGCAGCAGCAACGAGCCCAGTACGACACCCAGGCACGCATTGATGCACAGAACGCGCCCACCTACACCCCGGCACTCGCGGACGGAACGTCCGCTGAGTACGTCGACTTCATGGGTGCAGTCAAGCGCTACGACTACACCTCTGGCCCACAGGCGCGTCAGCGTCAGACGTACACGGGTACGCGCGGCTTCCGTCCGTACTTCGATGCGGTTGGTCCCGACAATCAGGTAGTTGAGGGAATCACCGACCAGACTCCGCAGCAGTCTGGCGAACAGTTCATGCAGGCAGTCGACGCCCCCTTCCGTGCATTCAACACGGTTGTTGCGGGCACCACGATGGCCCTGAACAACCCGAGCTACGTCACTCGCTTTGACGCAGATCCCACGGACGGCGTCACTCTCGGTGATATCTGGAACTACTACGGTCAGGTCTGGGACGCGGAAATTACTCCCGGCCAGGCGATCGGTATCGCCTGGGCCGATCGGATCAAGTTCCTCAACGGCATCGTCGGCCTAGACATGCAGAAGAAGCTTGACGCCTACATCGAGGCGGACAATGCGGCACGACTAGCTGATCCCACCAACGAGCGCCAGTTGCGCTCGTGGTTGATGGGACTGCACTCAGACTTCGATCCCTTTGACGAGAACGATAAAGACTCAGCCTTCAATCAGGGCCTCGGTCGCTGGATCACTGGGGCCTCTGATGCAACCATCGCCATCGCCGTGGGCATTGACGTTCTCGTGGCTAAGGGTCTTATGGGTGGTTACCGCAAGGCCACCCAGCAGGTACTCGCTACGGGTGGGGCTCGGGGATCAATCAATCCTGGCGAGTTCAAGGCTCGCGTGATCTCACATAACGCAGGCGTCGAGGTTACCGCTGAGGGCCAGCTCATCGACGAGATCTACCGCATGACTCCCGAGGAAGCTGCCCACCACCCTATCGTACTGGACTCGGACAATCCGGCCCTGGTTGCTTCAATCGTTGGCACCCAGTTCGACAGCAAGGAGCAGGCGGCTGACGCCTTCCTCGCAATGCTCGGTGACTACGGATCAGCAGCTCGCCTCAAGGCTGAGCGCCTCGATCTGTACGACAATCTGCTGGGCGCCAAGGAAGAACTCGACGCTCTGCGGTGGAATATCCGCAACGGAGCCGACCGCAACCTCGATGACTACACCGACCTTGGTGACAACTACGCGGCGATCTTCGGCACCGACGTGTCGCAGAACCTGGACCACTACGACCAGCTCGCCGATATCGCAGAGGGTGCCGTCAAGTCCCTCAAGGATGACGTAGCCAAGGCTGACACCGTCTCGGCATTTACCACGGGTCGCTTCGGGACAGAGGTGTCCCTCACTCCGGTGATTGGGCGGGCCACCCGTGGCGGTCGTGGTCGGACCTTCCGCTACGACAAGCGAGCTGGCGTCTACAGCAAGCGCTCCGCGCGCGGCATGCAAGCCAAGGCCCAGCGCCGCATGGAGCGCTTCACTGGCTCCGCTTATGAGCACACAGTCATCAAGCTCCCTGGAATGAATCGCGGCATTCGATTCGTCAATATCCGAAGCGGTCTTGACTACCTGGGCAAGCATCGCCAGACGGGCGTGCTCAACTTCCAGGACAACGTCGAGTTCATGCGCGAGTTCCGCGCAGCACTCGAGACTGCACCCTTCCTTCGCAGGGCCGCTAAGCAGACAGGGGAAGGCAGGCTGATCACTCGCCGCCTCCCCAATGGCGACACCGTTTCAGAGACCGTCGAGGAGTTCCGCACACGACTCCTGTCCGAGGCACAGGATGTCGCTCTGTCCACTCCCGCAGCCAAGGCTGCGTTCGCTGAGCGCTTCGAGATGGAAATGGTTGAGGCCATGGGCGCGGCCCTCGGGGAGTCCCCGGCAGCCATGCAGGAGATCGCAAAGAAGTACGTGGCACGAAGGTCGTTCATCCGTGGGCACCTGGCCAACCACAAGTGGGTTGTCGATAACGGAGAAGTTGTCGTTCTTGATGAGATGACTCTGGCAACCCAGCGCAACGGCTACACGCTCATGGACTTCAAGTGGCTCCAGGACTCGATCAAGATCGAGCGTTCGGGGTGGGGAGCTCGCAAGGGACGTGGCGCTGCCGAGAAGCTGCTCACCGTCATCGACTACGTGTGGCGCCCGCTGGTTCTCCTCCGCCTGGGTTACACCCAGCGCAACATCGCCGAGGGTTACCTGCGCACACTCGCCGCGTTCGGCGAGGTTCCGACCACTGGCCATGTCGGAACAAGCTCAAAAAACTTCTTTCTCAATGCCGGTGACCGTATCGCCGGGGGGACCAACCGCTTCCGCAACATGATCGTCAAGCGGCAGGGCCTACGAAAGATCCGCCGCAACATGTCTAAGATGCGCCAGCAGCAAGATCGTGACCTTGCAGACCTCAAGCTCAATCGTGAGGAGCGGCGCGCACTGGCCAAGCAGATGGCCAGGCGTCGAAAGGCTGCGCGCAGAGCGGCCGAGCAGGAGTTCCTGCGTCGCAGTAGGACCAACATGCAGGTGATGGAATCACCAGTCTGGACCCAGATCTCCGAGGACTTGACCGAAGCTCAGGTCCGCATGCTGGACACCGCAGACACTCTTATCTATGACCCGAACGCCACCAGCTCGATCACCGCTCGTGGACTACTCGAGCCGGACCCGGCCACGGGAGTAGGCGTCGCTGACGCCGAAGCTCTGACGCGATCCATGATGGGGCCAGAGGCAGTGGAGATCGGCGGCATGGCCGACGAGCTCTCGCCGCGCGACTTCATGACGCCAAGCATGCTGCGCAACTACGACGAGTTTGTTGCCGCCTACTGGGACGAGAACGCTGGCGCGTGGGTCGATGACGCTGCTGCGTTCGAGCATCAGGACATGCTCCAGGCTGCGTATGTACGCCGCCTGCGTCAGCTCGCCAAGTCCGACTACCGGATTGGTCGTATTGACCGAGACGGACGATTCAAGGTGATTCGCTCTAGCACGTTCGACGATGTTACCTTTGATGAGTTCAACTCCGGTGCAATCGTCGCGGTTCCCAAGTCAGTGAATCCTCGCTATGCCAAGGCCGATGTCTACGGCGGAGTTCTGGACATTCGGACGAACGTCCAGGCCGAGACGATGAACGTGGCCAGAGACGTTGCAACTGCTCGCTCAGCAATGGATCGCTTCCTTGAGATTCAGCAGCGAGGCAGGGAGCCGGGGCAGGCCCGAGTCTATTCGCCAGAGGAAGTGGAGGAACTCTCCACTGAGCTAACGTCCGCGCTTACGCGACTACTAGGGCCCGATGCGCCAGTAGCCCAGAACGATATCGTCGCCTTCCTCAACGCCCTTGAGTCTAACCCGCAGGCTGCTAGGGCTGTAGCCGTAAGCAAGTGGATTCGGGACAATGCTGATCGTCTTCCTGACGACTTCATGGAGTGGGCAACCAAGAATAAGCTCATCCTCACCAGTGCTGAGCTAAAGAAGCTGGTTCGCAGGCAATCTCGTATCTCGCGTGACATTGAAGACGCCAGCAATATTCGCAACGACCTCGAAGCGATGCTCCGAGATCAGTCGAGATACGGCAATACTGGTTTCCCTGAGCATTCTGGTGCGGTCATTTACAACGATGTCGCCACTGATGTCCTTGTTGACGGGAACACCATGCAGCTACTGAATGGTCCCGGAATCTACTCGGCCACTGGCGACGGCGGAGTCACCAGCGACTACCACATGGCCCACATCATGAAGGCCATTGGTCAGGCTGGATCGCCCAGCTCTGCTCCATACGAGCCCGTCGTGTACATGCTCCCCGATCCAGCCGGGTACGCATGGATGGACGTTGACGCACCTGTCATTAGCGCCACGGGTGAACTGAATCCTCAGGTGGAGGACCTGATCCAGGTTCTGGATGATCCCAAGTTCTCCCTGGGCACTAGCGGGGAAACTATCGGAAGCAGGATTCGCACTAGCCTGGAGTCAACGCTTCCCGGAAATGAGCGAGTCGCCGACGTATGGCGTCGGGTGCGGACACTTGCCTATTCAGTCGTTGATGATCTTGGCGCACCGGGAGTAGGACCGACCTACGACATTATCGACGCTATGCGTCGCGCTGGCTATGACGGCATCATTACCAATACATACGCCAGTGGCCCCACGCACGTCTGGTGGACGAAGGATCTTCCCCTCACCCGACTGGATGAAATCTCCGATGTCGGACTTGAGTACGTCTCGACAGTCACTAGGGTGAATCGACTGGCGAGTCAGCTCGATCAGGCAGTTGCGGGTCGCGAAGTCATGGAGAAGCTTCCCTATGACGCCCGCTCCATGTCAATCACTAATCCCAAGCCGGGTGAAGGATTCGGCGCGGTTAACGCAAGGATCGAGCGACTGCTTGCGCAGTACGCACGTGAGCGTGGCTACGGCAAGGTACTCGTAGATGACCCCGCCACCACCGAGGGTTTCCGGGCACTGTTCGTGCCCGACATGGTTGGCACCAACGAAGGCTTCCTTGACAACCTGATCCCCGGCCAGGTGGCCGAGGCAGGCCGAGGTAACCCCTCCGTCATCGACATCAGCACTGGCTCCGCAAGTCGCCAGATCCTGGAGGAGTACGACCCCGCACTGGCCAAGCGTGCATTTCGTGGCACACTTAGTCGCAACGACAAGGCCAAGCTCGCCATGTTTATGGAGCGTGGCAGCTTCACCCACATCCTTTTGCCGACATCGAGGGGTAAGCAACCCGTCCTACTGTCAGCCTCTGAGCTGATCGGTCAGGACGGAGCCGGCCTGGCCTACGTTCGTCTCGGCCTCAAGGACGAGGTCGATGATCGCATGGCTGCGATCCTTGCCAAGAGTCCTGAGTACGCCGACGACATGGCCAAGATGCGCGAACTGGATCGCATTGGCGCCAACCTGAACAAGTCTGTCGGTCAGCGACGGGCGACGCTCAAGGAGCTAGGCGATTCCCTTGATCGCCTACGCCCAAAGGCTCGCCGCAAGGTGGTTACGGGTGGAGTCGAGAGCGAGAAGCGCGTAGAGATCGTTGGTCGCCAGGGTCAGGCTCGACTCGAGACGGGCGAGGTATTTGATCCGAACGAGGCCCTCTCCGGTCAGTATCAGAGCCTGGCGTCTTCGGGGAGCTTCCACGACCTCATGATCGTGGGCTACATGCAAAATCGCTACGCCCAGTACGAGCGATCCTTCAACTTCGTCAAGTACACACCCGGTGACGACCGCTACTGGCTGGCCATGACTGGTCTAGTCAATGACAACATTCGCCAGGACCCGATCATGCGGCGCATCATCCAGCAGCCGCGAGTTGCCCTGGATGATCCTGACGCTATCGCCGCCCAGAATGAGGCACTCATTCGCGAGCTCGTGCAGGATGACGCCTTCCTTCAGGGTGTGAGGACAGGCATCTACGACACGGCAAACCTCGAGACGACTATTGCCGAACTGCGCGAGAAGGTCTACCAGTGGCTTCCCGATGATGAGCTGATGGCTGCGGCTGGGCGTGGACCGCTCCAGCCGGACCAGCTTCAGGCGAAGCTCGCCTGGCGTGACGACCTTGTCACCATCGAGGAGAAGGAACTAGCCGAGATTGGGAACCTATACCGCAGGTTCCTAAATCGGGCCATGTCTGGACTGGGCACTATCCCCGAGGACAATCTGATCCGTCACCCGTTCTACCGCAAGCGGTGGAAGGAGCTGATGCAGCAGCAGGTTGACGAGTACGAAATGAATGGAGTGACCTCGTTCACTCCGGCTCAGGTCGATGCTATGCGGCGCTCGGCCCACGCGGGTGCGCTGCGCGCAACCCGCGAGACGACCTACACGATCTCGCGTCTGTCGACCCCTGCCGCTGCGCTCGGCCTACTCATCCCGTTCTTCCCGGCCTGGGAGAATGCGCTTCGTTTCTGGTCGCGCGAGTTTACTCAGCGTCCCGAGAACCTCATGCGCTACGTCCAGATCTACAACGCACCCAACTCGATGGGTATGGTCGTCGATGGCGAGGGTAACCCGCTCGAGGCCAAGCGCGGAATCTTCGGACTCCCCGAGGCGCTGTTCGCGCCGGGGGAGGCGTACCTCCAGTTCTCCCTGCCGCAGGGTGTTGCTGACAACATCAGCAAGATCCCTGGCCTGGACCTTGGCACCAAGGGGCAGATCCGCATTTCCAAGGGTTCGCTCAACGTCGCCCTTCAGGGCGACTACCCCTGGCTCACGAACTTCGGCCCGATCGTTTCGGTTCCCGTGAGCTGGATCGCTGCGCAGAAGCCTGACTATGCCGACGCGATTATCAACTTCGAGGCAGGTGGCCTGCCGATTGGTGATGCCATCACCAAGACCGTGGTGCCTTTCGCCAGGCCCACGGCAGAGAAGCAGATCTGGGCGGCAGCCCTGGATCAATTCACTCCGACCACGGCCCGCAGGGCCTTGACGGCCATCCTCGGCTGGAGCGATGCCGAGTTCGTTGGCACGGTGGAGGAGATCCGCCGCGACATGACGATCGACTGGGAGCGTGGAGGGCGTCAAGGAAACCCGCCCACGCCCGAGGAGGCTACCGCTCGAGCCCGCGAGCTATTCGCGTTGCGTGCAGTTGGGTCCTTCACGCTTCCCTTCGCAGCCAGTTACCAGTCCAAGTATCAGCCATACGTGGAGGAGTGGCGTCGGATCAGCGACAAGCACATGCAGATCCAGGACAGTGCAGCTCGCTTCAATGCCCCGCTTCCGGACGAGAAGCCAATTGGCTACCAGGCGGCACTGAGGGAGTTCCTCGACCTGCACGGTCAGGCATTCTTCTACCTCACGCAGTCGGCATCTGGTCGAGCTGGCGTGGGTGCCTCGGTAGGTGAGTACAAGATCTTGGAGCAGAACCCCACGCTTGCCAGTGACCTGGCCACGAGCGGCGAGATCGACCACGTGGCGATGATTACCTCGCCTTACGCGGGCGAGTTCTCGCAGCCCGTGTACGCCTACCAGATGAATCGAGCATTCGAGAACTCGACCACGCTGATGCGTGGCGGTGACCCCGAGGATGTCATCAAGAAGGGCCAGGTGGCCCGAGGGTGGATTCTGTACCGCGACGGCATGAATGGTCTTGAGGCCATGCTGGAGGAGCGGGGCTTGACGAGCTTCGAGCAGACCGGAGCCGAGGACCTCAAGGACCTCAAAGTTCTCCTCGAGGCTGACATCGCTAAAGCCAACCCCGAGTGGGAGCGTCAGCGTGATCTGTTCGACCGTGGCGAGTGGAAGACTGTCGTCAAGAACATCGACCTAATCCTGGGCAACAAGAAGTTCATGGATGCGCACGGCGACGAACCACTGTGGGTGGATGTCGCCGAGTGGAGAGACAAGCGCCGCGAGATCGGCCAGATCCTCATTGAGCAGAAGCGCGAGCTGGGCGACGATGCGAGCCTGAACATCAACTCCAGTACGAATGCCCCCATCAAGATGATGTGGGACGAGTGGGTCTTGCAGAAGAAGCGAGAGAACCTGGCGTTTGCCGACTTCTACAACCGCTTTCTCGACTACGACACGCTGCTTCCTGGTGATCCCGAAGATCGAATCGTTCTCCAGAGTGAGTATTTGCAGCAACCTGAGATGGCCATGGGAGGTGCTCCGTAATGTCCCAGAGCGACAAGTGGGCAAGAGAGAACCTAAGCCCAGACGCATACACTCGCTGGAGGGCAAGCCAGAACTCGTCAACATCGAGCTCGACGACGCAGGGTAGTACCGGACAGTATTACTACTCGGATAGAACTTACGGCCCCGTGCCGGAGCCGATGGTTCCGATCAAGATTCCTTCGTACCTGCCGCAGGGCCAGACGGACTACATTCCAGGATTCAGTCGCGGTCAGCAGGGGTATACCCAAGTACCCCTGTACGGGTATGTCGACGGTGGGGCTGGATGGAATCGCTTTACTCCAAGCGAGTTGCGCCTCCTCGATGCTGCCGCGTTCGCATTCGCTGGCTACGACATCTCGAAGTCGCGCCCCTCTCTGTACCCCCAGGTCTTCCAGATGGCGGTAGCCCAGTCTCAGAATCTGCTTTCGATGGGAATCAACAGGGATCCCATGGAGATCCTTGGGGACATTGCGTCCGGGATGTTCTTTGGCACCCCTGGTTCAGGGGGCGGCGGTGGAGGAGGAGGCTACGGCGGTGGAGGAGGCGGTGGTGGTGGTACCACCACGGTCACTACGACAAACATCACCAATGCCGATACAGCCAAGCGCCTTATCAATCAGGCGATGGGTTCCTACCTTGGCCGCGAAGCAACCAAGGAGGAGCGTCGCAGGTTCCTTGAGGCCCTGAACGAGGGTGAGCGAGAGAACCCTACGATCCAGACAATCACGGCTGGTGCGTCCAGTCAGAGTCAGACTGTTCAGGGCGGCTTCGATGCGGCTCAGTTCAGCGAGGAGTTCTCACAGTCTCGTCCCGACTACGCGGAGTATCGCGCAGCAACTGATCTCATGGACGCCTTCCTGGGCATCCTCCAAGGTCCGGTGAGGTAATGGCAGACTCCGTAGTTCCTAACAGTGGGACGCCAGCCTCTGGCGGTCCCAACAAGCCGAAGAAGGCTCGTGCTGACTACAACAACGATGGCACGACAGACGAGAAGGACCTAGAGCTCCAGAAGTTCGATAAGGACAAGGACGGCAAGCTCAACAAGAAAGAGCAGGCCGCTGCGGACAGGTCGAGCGAGAACGAGTTTCGTCGTGATCGGCTAGAAGCCGACCTAATGAACTCTGAGTTCTCCTGGGCATGGAAGCTCATCAAGTCCGATCCCGAGCTCCAAGAGCTCTGGAATGAGGCGATCGACAATGGCTGGGAGACTCCCAGGTTTATTGCGAGTCTCATGGACTCGGACTGGTTCAAGGAGAATGACGGCTACCGCCGCACCATCCTTGCCCTCGAGAAGACAGATCCGCAGACGTACCAGCGCCGTCTCGACGGCGCCAAGGCAAAGGTCAAGGATGACCTGATCGCCATGGGCATTCGCGTCGAGGACATCTCCGAGGCGCGACTGGCGCAGATGGGGCGAAGGTTCCTACTCCTGGGCTTCGACCAGGGTCAGAACGAGTCCGTCTACCAGGACTGGCTGGGCGACAACTTCATCAAGGCGCGCAACAACGGCAAGGAGGTTGGTGGACAGGCACTGTCCAACCAGGACTCCCTCACGGCCACGCTGCTTGCAAACGGATTCGATCCGCAGTCGGAGCGCTGGCAGTCGTGGATTACAAGCACCGTCAACTCGGTGGCACTTGGGGACATGGCTTTGTCTGATGCCCAGTCGTTCGTTCGTGAACAGGCAGCCACTGCCTTCCCGGTCTTCGCTGACCGGATTAGGCAGGGCCAGAACATGGAAGACATCGCTGCTGCCTACTTCGAGATCTACGCGGACACTCTCGAGCTCAATCCAGCCGAGATCAGCCTGCGTGATCCGTACATGCGCGAGGCGCTCCAGGGCGTTGACCGGACCACTGGCGAGCCTCGAGCTATGGGGCTGTGGGACTTCCAGAAGGCACTCAGGAAGGACGAGCGTTGGCAGTACACGAAGCAGGCGAACACCATGGCTGACGGCCTTGCCAGCGACATCCTGTCGATGTTCGGGTTTGTGGGTTAGCCGTGGCGAAAAAGTACGCTAATGAAGACGCTGCATACGCAGCAGCTCAGGCTCTTTACGCATCTGGCAATCGGGAAGATCGCCAGAAGGCAAATCAGATTGCCAAGCAGTACGGTCATGGCAACTTTCCCGAGATGCGCTCTGACTACCGAGCCCTCGGCGGATCATCACAGGGAACATCCCCAACTCCCGTAAGTGGCCCGGACCCAGTCACGGATACGCGACCACCAATGCCCGTCGTCCCCGGCATGACCTTCTACTGGAGTGGTCAGGAGTGGGTCGGCTACCCGACCCCCGGATACGTCTCCCCTGAGGAGCAGGCCAGGCTCGATAGGGAAAGGGCCGACAAGGAGGCTAAGCGTCAATCCGCCCTCGACACCTTGACCTCGTGGTTCACTGAGTTCGGCATCGACGATGCCGCAACTCAGCAGGGACAGTCACTGTCTTCACTTATCTGGGGATGGCTCCAAGGCGATAAGTCCATGGACTGGATCAAGCTCGAGTTGCGCAAGACCGACCAGTACAAGGCCCGGTTCCCTGGCATGGATGCCCTGTCGAAGAAGGGCATGGCCATCTCGGAAGCTGAGTACATCAGTAACGAGCGCGCCTACCTCCAGGTCCTCTCCGCCGCTGGCTTCGAGAAGATCTACGGAACTCGAGCTGACTATGCGCGCTTCATGACCGCCGAGGTCAGCCCGCAAGAGCTGGCCTCGCGCGTGCAGATTGCCAAGGACTACGTCAACATGGTGGCACCCGCCTCCGTCAAGGAGCAGTTGCGCACCCTGTACGGCATGACGAATGACGAGATGGCTGCCTACATGCTCGACACCAGTGAGGGTAAGAAGCAATCACTGGCAGCCCTGGAGTCCGAGTACACCCGCAGGGTCGGTCAGGCCAATGTTAGTGGTGCAGCTCAGGATGTCGGCTTTGGTTTGTCTACCTCACTTCGCGACCAGATCGCATCCATGGGCTACGACTACAACCGCTCCACAGCCGGACTGTCCCAGGTCCGGATGCAGGAGAACCCGTACCGCAGACTTGGCCAGCTCTACGGAGTTCAGACCAGCACTGACGAGCTGGTCCAGGAGACCTTCGGTCTCGGCGGTGGAGCCGAGACTGCAACTAAGAAGCGCAAGCTTGCCAGTCGGGAACGTGCCGCGTTCAGCGGAACGTCAGCACTGGGGCAGTCCAGCCTGGCCGCTAACCGGATTGGCCAGGTGTAACGAAAGGAAGGCATGACCCAGTACGACAAAATCGTGCAGATCATCCTCCAGCAAGGCCAGCAGCGAGGCGACAACAAATACGCCTGGTACCGCTGGCACACGGGGCGCTAGTCCCACCCGGGGGTGAACGGATAGGGAGACTGTAGAGCCTCACGAAGGCAGCAGACTCAACCTGGGTTCGATTCCCAGCACCTCCACTCCGCAGCAGGATCGATCGGCCCCTGCGCGCGTATTGAGTCCGATAGCCACACATCCCCAACTGCTACCCCGGCAGACCTGGGCGCTCGTGGCGACACCCCGAACCGGGGTTACACAAGGGAGATACACCATGGCTCAGGATGATCTGGACTTTCTGCTCGACGATGACGCCGAGGAGACCAGCCTTCCCAAGAAGCTGAGAAACAAGATCGACGAGTTGTCGTCCAAGCTCAAGGAGCTTTCGGAGGAGAACGCCAGTCTCAAGGCAAGCCAGCGCAAGGCGAATCTCAATCAGATTCTCCAAGACAACGGCTTTAGTCCGAAGGTGGCGAACTTCATGCCAGCCGATCTCGAGCTCACAGAAGATGCAATCAAATCTTGGCTGGACGAGAACGGCGACGTGTTCTCAGGGGCACGCCTGAGCGAAGTGGACACTGAGACTCGACAGACATCGGCACCGCCGACTGCGCCCGAGTCTCAGGTCCGAATGGAAATGGCGGAGATTGGGCCAGAGTCAACCATAACGGTCCCCGCCGACTTGGAGGCGCGCATCTCAGGCGCCAAGACGATGGATGAGCTCATGGCCGTCCTTCGCTCCGCATAACTCACTCGCCAATACAAAGGAGGGTAAGGAATGGCTGACGTTCCTACCACAACTGGTGTATTGACGAACCTTGTCAAGACGGCCTTCTCCAAGGTCGTTGACATGCAGCTCTGGACGGAGCCCATGTTCCGTCGCTTCGCTTCGGTGGAGTACACAGACCTGACCAACCCCGGTTCGTCAATCACCAAGTACATCCACGCCGACCTGGCTAACGCCACGTCGACGCTGGCCGAAACGACCGACCCAGACGCGGTGGCCCTGGCCAACCCGTCCTCGGTCTCCATCACTCTGAACGAGTACGGCAACGCGACGATCTCGACGCTGCGCCTTCGCCAGTTCTCGCTGAGCAACATTGACGTTGCTCAGGCCGAGCTGGTTTCCCGCAACCTGCGGAACTCGCTCGACTCGCTGGTGCTTAGCGTTCTTCGCCAGGGCACCAACGTCGTCTACTCGAACGCTGGCAATGTCGATACGACTGGCCCGACCAACACGGTTGGTGCCACTGACGTGTTCAGCTCGAAGCTGGTTCGCTACTCGGTCGCCAAGATGCGCGGTCGTGCAGCCCTCGAGTTTGATGACGGCTACTTCGTCGGCTTCATTCACCCGGATGTTAGTCACGACCTCCGTGCCGAGACAGGTGTCGCGAATTGGCGAGACCCGCACGTCTACAACGGCACTGGCACCGACCTCATCTGGAAGGGCGAGATCGGTGTGTACGAGGGCGTCAAGTGGATCGAGACCCCGCGTACCTACAGCGCGGCTGATGGTGCGTCGTCCGCGACGGTGCATCGCACCCTCATCATGGGTAAGGAGGCGCTCGCAGAGGCCGTCTCCATCGAGCCCGGTATCGTGGTCTCCCCGCAGATCGACCGCTTCCGTCGCTTCATGACGGTCGGCTGGTACGGCCTGCTCGGCTGGTCTCGCTACCGCGAGGAGTGCCTCCAGCGCGTGGAGTCCATCGCGTCCATCTAGTCGTCATGGCTGGCTCTCAGTCCCAACAGGATGTGTGGGACTGGGGGCGAGCTCTGATGCTCGAACCCACCACAATAAGGAGTCCCTGTGGCTAACGCTCTCTACCCCAAGGGCAAGGAAGGAATCCTGGACGAGACTATTACTCTGTCCAGCGGAACGATCAAGGCTGCCCTTCTGCGCAGCTACACCTACAGCTCTGCGCACGAGGATGTCGCTGACATCACCGGAGCCGGTGGGACGGTCGTTGCTACTACAACCTTGGCCTCCAAGACTTTCACGTCTGGCGTATTCGATGCCAATGATGTGACGTGGACTGCCGTCGCCAATGGCGCGGCGTGTGACAACTTCGTCCTGTATCAAGATGGCGCAACTGACGCCGACCGTCGACTCATTATGTTCGTCGACGCCTACGCTAATCTTCCGGTGACGCCCAACGGTGGCGACATCACGATCGAGTGGGACAGCGGCTCCAACAAGATCTTCTCCTGGTGATCTGAATGACTGGGGTCATTGACCGCCCAGTCTTTCCACTCGGTCTGCCAGACCCAGACATTCGCATCATTGGATCTGGCCTGGCCGATGGTGTTGACTACGGCACTGGCGCGGTTGTCTATCGACTAATCGGCTCTGGACTCTCGGACACTCCAGACCTTGGCACGGGATCCGTTGCAACTGGTCCAGTCTCCGTCGTGGACGACGAGACTGACGACTACCCGGTTACGTTTGGCAGTGGTTCTGTACTACCCGGCCCAGTTACCCTAGCTGGCTCGGGACTGACAGATACTCCAGACTTCGGTGTCGGCATCGCCTCCATTGGTGGAATCACCGTTATCGACGATGAGACCGATGAATTCACGGTCACGTTCGGCCTAGGCTCAATCTCCACTACTTACTCAATTTCCGGATCCGGGTTGAGTAGTGCTCCAACCTTAGGTGCCGGAACCGTCGCCCCTGGAGCATTAACCCTAATTGGCTACGGCATCTGGCCGGACACCAAGTACGGACGCGGAACAGTTGAGCCGACTCGCTATTACTTCGTCGGCCCAGAGCTCCGCTACGGACATGGGCGCAAGAACTCTCCCCTGTGGTGGGTGGAGAACGCGGACGGGATCACCCTGCTCAGGGAGAGCGGTGTGTGGCGAGAAACCATCACGCCCACTGGTGACGAGATCGCTGCCGCTGAGCGTGCCTACCGGGGCGGTTACCGAACCGAGCTGACGGGAACACAGAAGAACGAGCTGGTAGCTGCCGGGTATGGCAGCTACATCGAGGAGGACTGATGGCCTGTCGGTCAGGCTGCCCCACGCAGGACCATGCCACATGGGGTGAGTGCGCCAGGGCTGCGAGCTTGAAGATCGCTTACTGCGGCATTGGTGGTGGTGACGCCACCAAGCAGAAGCAGTGGGATCGAGAGCTCGACTCCTACAAGTCGGCTCGCGCTCAGGGAATCCAGCCCAGGTCCACCAAGAAGCGCGACATCGAAACTGCCGTGCAGGTCTCCGACCTGACTGGCTCGGCGTTCCAGGCGGTGTGACGTGACTACTTTCGCTCAGACCATCGACGAGGTGTTGTCACAACTTCGTGGCTACGTCCGTGACCAGGAACTGTCCACGCACTTGACAGCCGGAATCAACTCCTCGGCTACCTCAATGACCGTCAATGACGCCACGGTCCTGTCTCGAGGCAGGGCGGAGATTGGATCCGAGCTGGTCTGGATCGACTCCGTTGATCGGGCAACCAACACTGCCACCATCGCCCCGTATGGACGGGGCATGGATGGCACCACTGCGGCCTCCCATAGCACCAATGATCGGGTCGTCTATCAGCCCCTGTTCCCGCGCTACGCAGTAGCTAGGTCTATCAACGACACTCTCCGGTCCCTTACGGGAACACTGTTCGGGGTCGCATCGACCACGCTGACAGCAAACGCTGCGTACACCACCTATGCCCTGCCCGCAGATACCGAGGGCGTGAATGAGGTGACCTGGCAGATCGTTGGACCCACCCGAGAATGGCTGTCGGTGCGTCGCTGGAAGTTCAATCAGAACCCGAACTCCTCCACGTGGCCCACTGGCAAGACCCTCGACATCTTTGAGGACATCACGCCAGGCCGGACGATCAATGTGTCCTATCGTAAGCAGGTCGGCACGATGTCCACCGAGTCCGATGTGTTCACCACTGCTACCGGACTGCAAGAGCGGGCCAGGGACTGCATCGTCCTGGGTGCTACGTATCGACTGCTGTCCTCTGTGGACATGGGCCTGATCGCCACCAGGGCGATCGAGGCCAACACGATGGACTCCAAGATCACTCCCGGCGCTGGACAGACCGCAGCCCGATTCATGTTCCAGCTTTTCCAGGCTCGACTCGCAGAGGAGCGAGCCTGGCTTCTCGATGAGTACCCGGCACAAACCCACTACACGAGGTAGGCCATGGCACGACGCTATTACAGCTCGACAGCGGTCGAGACGACCCTGACATCTTCGGTGTCCAACTCGGCCACCACTCTGCCCGTGGCGTCCACCTCGGGCTTTCCTGGGACAACTCCGTTCACACTCATCCTGGACGAGGGAACGGTAAACGAGGAGATCGTCACCGTTACCGGGGTGGCGTCACTAAACCTCACGGTCACTCGAGGCGAGGACGGCACCAGTGCCGTCTCGCATTCCAATGGTGGGACCGTCAAGCATGGCGTTTCAGCTCGTGATTTCGATGAGGCTAATGCTCACGTCAATACCACTTCGGGTAATCCTCATGGTGTGACTGCCGCTGACGTGGGGGCTGTCGCTAACTCCCTGATTAGTTCCTCTAAGGGCAGCCTGATTACCTCCACGGGCAGCGCGGTCGATGACCTCGCTGTGGGGTCTAACGGCCAGGTGCTTGTCGCTGACTCTGGCGAGACTGT